ATTCTATTGATACTAGGTTTGATGAAATTAATTTCAAACTAGACCGTCAAGAGCAAAATATCAAACAACTTCAGGCTACAGATTCAATTACTTTAGCACGACTTCAAGATGAAGCAAGAAGTCAAATTATTGACAAGCATCATTATTTTTGCTATAAAATAAAAGCAATAGACGATTTAAGTTTACAGTCGCTAGAGAGAGCTTATATGTATTATACTAATGCTGGCGGCAATACTTTTATCGAAGGACTAATGAAAGAATTAAGACAGCTCCCGAGAGCTATCTTAACCAAGCCAGAAGAGGTGAATTAATCATGAAAGACCGCAATTTGAAATCAACCATAATTCACCTTAAATCTCTTGACCAGCACTTTGACGAGCCTATAGTTGCGGGTGCGGGCAACGTGAACGGTCGTTCAATTATTGTCAAGTTAGAGCAAGAAACGCTTAAACAAATGGCAACAGGCACTATGCTTTACCTTAATTGGAAGCATCTGAAAACTAATATTAGAGGGTATAATGTATTCATTCCACTTAATGAAGAAAAAACTGAGTGGGAATTCAAATATCCAAAAGCCATGTTAGTTGAAGGCGATATTATTTGCTGCATTGACCTTGTAGATGATATTTCCGTTTGCTCTACTTCTAGTTTTAATGTAAAGGTCCTTAGCAACCCCAATGAGGGATTTGATTATACCAAGTATAGTGAATTTAATGATTTTCAAAAGAGCCTTTTGGAGTTAGCCAGATTAAATGGAGAATTGCAAATTCAGTTAGACCAAGCTAAGCTTAATTTTCAAAAGTTAGAAGAAAAATTAAAGAAGATAGAAGAGAAGCTTGCTATTGAACCATAGATTAAAATGATGGGCAAATTAGATAAAATCTAGTTTGCCCTCTTTTATTTTATATAGAGAAAAAAGGAGGTGGATATGTCATTAGGTGCTAGACTACATTATTCCTCTAAGAATTTTGATTATTGGGGAATTTTTACTTACAATACTGAACTTACAGAGAACGCTACAAAATTTACAGTCTCTCAAAAGGTGCTTGTCTCAAAAAATAATAAGCCTTCCCAAGAAGTAGAATTTATGCTTGCCCCTGTTGATTCACAGCAAAAAGTTTTTAACTCAAATTCCGCATTAAATTTTCAAAAGCTCACTTGCTCAATCCCAGCAGGAAACTATGAAGAACCTTATGTGTGCGGTGAAGCGGGTCCGAATACCTTTTATATCCCAAGAGAAAATGTTGATAAAAAAATTACTTTTCAAAACACTCTTGTAGAAGTAGCAACAAGAGATTTTCCCGTAACACAAAATTTTGAAATTACTGTTCCTGCTATTGGGGCAGTATTACCCCCTATTAATCCTGTTACAAATTTAACTAGACAAGATGTTCCAGAAAAAGATGGGTTGAGATTTACTTTTCAAGATTCTAATTCTTTTGGTCCTATTCCTACTTATTTTGTAGAGATTACCACTAATGCGGCTAATTCCTCTTTTTCCTCTCTTCCAGATTATTCTACAAATGATATAAAAATTCCAATTGAAACGATTGTTGGAGTAATATCAGAAGATGCTTATAATTTACCTGGTAGAATTAGAGTGGCGGTTAAGGGAAAATACGGTGAAGCTGGTCCATGGACTTATAGCGAACCATTTATTATGCCTTCTAAAGATTTGACCGCAAAAGAAGAAAAAACTTCTTTATCCGTCATAAATGCGGACAATCCTTATGCTTATATAGAATTTGATAAAGCTCCTAATCATTTTTTCCAAATGCAATATGGAATTAGTCCAACTTCTTCTGATGATTATTACGGGGTAAGTCATTCAAAGCAAACATATTTTGAAAATAATAATGACGAATCCTTTATTTATTCTAATATCAAAAATGAATCTGAGTTAGTTGACAAACTTAAAAGATTTGATAATAATACTAAAATTATCATGAGGTATAGGACTCTCAATAAAGATAAAAAGTTAGCGAGAAAATGGCATTATCAACCAATTAAAGCTGATAATGTTAGACTTTTCCCGCAATTTTTTGTTAGACTTGAGGATAACCAATCTATGAAAGCAATTTACCTTCGAGAGGAATAAAAATGAGGATTTTGGATTTAAAGGGAAAAGAATTAAAAGAATCAGAAGTTGACCTAAAAAAAGGAAAACTTCAAGAAGATAAAATTTTATTGAAGCATCATGAAGCTGTTGCTTCTAAACCTCAAAAATTCCATTATGAGGTTGTGGTATTCCATTTTGAAGATGACACGGAATTCCGACCAGAATACAAAGATGGAAAATCTGATTATGTAAAAGTAATTGATGACCAAAATGGCGTTTTTGAATTTATTGATAAAGATAAGACGGGAAAAGAAGTAAAGGGAATTGAGCTTCGTTTCGTCTTAGACGAAGAAGGTGTTCAAGGGCATGATGAATATGATGAATATGAAAAGATTATGCGCTATATTCCTTTTACAAAACAAGAATTAGAGCAATTTGCCGCAGAAAAACAAAAGGCTCTTGACAGACAAGATTTTGCGGAAAATGGTTATCTAAAACTTAGAGATTTAGAAAATAAACTTGATAATCTACAAAAAGAGTTTAAAGAATCTCAAGTTTTTTATATGAATAAAATTTCTGAACTAAACGAAACTATTGCAAAATATCTTTCTAAAGATAAAGCCTAAAGAAAAGGAGAAAATATGTTTGATTTATCTATTGTTTCTACCTACCTAGCACCCAGCATTGTCATTATTTGCCTTTGTGTTGGTTACATTATCAAGAATCTAGTTCCCGCAGAAATCGTTAATCGTTTCATCCCTCTTATTGTTGCGGTTCTTGGTGTGGTTTGCGCCATTATCGCAGCTATGACCGCAGGACAAGCAGTAACTCTTGAAACTGTTGTCACTGGTCTTATGAGCGGTCTTACTTCTACTGGTATGTACGAAGCATTTAAAAACATTATCGGTTCTGCTGCTAAAGAATAAGGGAGGTTTTATGGATTGGTCTGGTAATATTACAGCCGATGAATATATTCCTACTTCTGCCTATTCAAGCGGTCGTGATGGACATAGTGTCCGTTACATTGTAGTTCACCATGAAGCTGCTATTGGATTGACTGGTGCTGCTATTACCCGCATGTGGAATAATATGCAAGCTCAATCTGCACATTATTCTATTGATGCCAATGGTACAGTTACACAGCACGTTCTCGAAGCTGATACTGCTTGGGCGTGCGGACGATGGACCGCGAACTGTGAATCTATCTCTATTGAACACGCTAATAACAATTCTAATCCTTGGACAATTTCAGAAGCAACTCTAGAAAGTGGCGCACACCTTGTTGCTGCTCTTTTGATTAAATATAATCTTGGTTATCCAAACTGGGGCGGTAACGTTAGACCGCACAAACAGATTGTTGCAACTGCTTGTCCAGGTGAAATTGCAGGTTCTCAAAATGCTCATTATATGGAGAGAGTTTGCTATTGGTACGAGGTCATGACTGGTTCACGTTCAACTTCTCAAGTTGGTTGGCATACAGATGGCAAAGGCTCTTGGTGGTATCAAACAGGAGAATCCGCAAGTGAATATGCTGTTGGTTGGTATCGTGTAGGTACAAAGTGGTATTACTTTAATGAATCTGGTTGGATGCTTACTGGTTGGGTTCATGCTGCATGGGAAGGTTCTGAAAAATACTGGTGGTATTTTGATGAAACTGGCGCATTAGTCTATGACAAATGGATTACTTATAATGGTGGCTGGTATCTGTTAAAAGCCGATGGCCGCATGGCTACAGGTTGGGCAGACTATAATGGTAAAAGCTATTTCCTTGATGAAACTGGTCGTATGGTCATAGGCTGGTATCACGACAATGGAGACGGTAGAGACGCTTGGTATTACTTCAATAGTGATGGAACACGTTTACAAAATGGTTTGTACGAAGTCGGAGCAGATAAAATTTGTGCTTTCGATGAAGAAGGCAAACTTTTAACTGGTAACATCACCGTTGCCACAGATGATAATGGGTATATTACTCAAATTAAATAAAAAGAACCCCTCTATTTTTTAGAGGGGCATTTTTTTATAACATCTTGACTTTGAAAGCTAAAAGTGGTATAATATTTTTAAGAAAAAGATTTCAAAGAAAAGAGAATATAATGAATGTAATTACAACCATAGAAGAAAATGGAACAACTGTGGTTGAAATTTCAAATAAAGATAAAATTAAAAACTCGGCTTATTGGTCTAGTGAAAAAGGTTTTAATATTGCTTTCGATTCCAATGGCAACAAGGTTTGTAATTTTAATTTAGTGGGGAATCATTCTATCACTATGATTAATAAGCTTGCGGGAATTGAGGTAAGAAGAGACAATGACCCGGCTTTTTGGTGGGGTATCCCGTTAGGAACTAAAACAATGTTTGTTTTTTCGTATGACGGAAACGATTATCACAAGTTTGTTAAATGAGGTTAAGATGATATACACAACAGAAGAAATTCAAGAACTTTATAAAAGTTTTTCCGCAGAAGAAAAAGAACGGCTAGAGCTTGCGGTCCAGACTAGGAATGAACGCAAAGGAATTGCGGAAAATAAAGACTCCTTAACCGAATTAATTGATTATCTGTCTCTATACACATCTCCGAGCCCACGAGACAAGAGGCAATCTCGTATGCCGTCTTCTGCTTGAAAAAAAAAAAAAACAACGAAAAA